GTTTCTTATCGTTTTTCAAATTTCCAAAGCCATTCATCTATGATGAGAAATATAAGACATTGAGCAACCATGCGAAACTCTTGTATATGCTCTTATTTGGAAGGTTAGAACTTTCAATAAAAAATGGCTGGCATGACAGAGACGGGAATGTATTCCAATACTACACAAATGAGCAACTTATGGTTGATTTGAATAGTAGCGAAAAGACGATTATCAAATTCAAAAAAGAATTGAAGGATGTCGGACTGTTAAAAGAAGTTAGACAAGGGAATAACCTACCTAACAGAATCTATATAAGTGCCGTTGATGGTACTGTAAATAGTACAGTTTCGGAACTGGAAATTTTACAGTCTGGAACTGTAAATAATACAGTATCGGAACTGGAAATTTTACAGACAAACAAGACTAATAATAACGAGATAGATAATAACAATAATAAATTGTCGATTTGTAAGGAAGTTATTTCTTATCTCAATTTGAAAGCTAAGAAGAATTTTAAGGTTGACACTGCTAGTCATCAAAAATTTATCAAGGCAAGACTAAAAGAGGGATATGTCCTCGAAGATTTTAAAAAGGTTGTGGATATTATGGTCGCTAAGTGGAAAGGTACAGAATACGAGCAGTATCTTCAACCACAGACACTTTTTGGTAATAAGATGGACAATTATCTAAACCAACCTATGCCACGAAAAGTTCACTCTTTTCAATCAGCAGTTGATGAAAGGCTAGGATTTTAAATGAAACAGTTTAAACAATTTAGAACTAGAACAGTTCTTGATGATGTCTGTGAAATCCATGGATGCCATCTTTGGTCTGTTAAGATTCCTATCAAGGGCAAGGTTGAGGAAATCAGTCAATGTCCTGAATGCGAGAAAGAGAATATCCAACGCTTTGAAAAGCAGTTGAATATGGAATCCGCGGTCAAGAGTAAGCTTTCGGACACTTATGAAGTTTTTGCTCGCGACAGTATCGTTTCAAGCAAGCTGGCCAGCAAGTCACTACATGACTATGAGATTCAGGTTGATATTGATGAAAAGGCTATGAATTTTGTGAAGCGGTTGGAACGTGAGTATGCCAAAGGTACGGTTGGGAATGCCATCATCACAGGACCTTCTGGTGTTGGTAAGAGTCATCTGACCTATGGATTAGCTCGGTTTCTCAATGAGCAATTTAAGTCTTATGATGAACCTAAAAGCGTGCTTTTTGTATCAGTAGTGACTTTATTTGATAAGATTCGAGAAAGCTTTGAGTTTGACAATGGCTATTCAGAAGCGAAGATAGTCAAGCTATTGTCTGAGGTTGATTTCCTTTTCTTGGATGACCTTGGGAAAGAGAGTCGAAAAGCTGATACAAAGCGAAACGAATGGGCACATCAGATATTGTTCAAAATCTTGGATAATCGGACAAATACGATTATCAATACAAATCTGTCTAGTGAAGAAATTAAGGAGCTTTACTCGGACGATTTTGGGAATGGTGCTCTGTCTAGTCGAATTTTTGAAGGAGCAACTGGAAAGTGCTTTGTGTATCCGTCTGGGATGAAGGATAGGAGGTATTGATGGAAGATATACGGATACTAGATGCGTGCTGTGGATCTCGAATGTTTTGGTTTGATAAAAAAGAACCACATACGACATATATGGATAGACGTGAAGAAGAATTTGAAATTCACAAAAAGAAAATCAATGTAAAACCAGATATTGTTGCAGATTTTCGAGATATGCCATTTGATGACGAAACATTTAATCTTGTTGTATTTGACCCACCTCATCTTCTATGGGCTGGTCAGAAATCATTCATGCGTGCTCAATACGGACAACTAGATTTACTGACTTGGAGGTTAGATTTACAACAAGGTTTTGAAGAATGTTTTAGAGTCTTGAAAACAGGTGGAACACTTATTTTTAAGTGGTCTGATGCTCAAGTGAATGTTAAGGAAATTTTGGAATTGGTTCCGCATCAACCGCTTTTCGGTCAGCAACGTGGGACAACTCATTGGATGGCTTTTATGAAATTTTGAGGGGGTATTGATGTTAAATCTTTACTTCGTCTATAACGGGCACTGTCAATTCTTCCTTGGAAGTTTTAACAATGTGGATGAACTTATCGAACGGATGAAAGACCATCAATGGGCTTTCTCAGGTATTACCAGACCAAAATTCAAAAAATATATCGGAAAAGATGATGTACGTTTTGATTATGGTGCGATAGATTGCTATTACTTAGCAACAAAATCAACGTGCCGCGAACCACGTTAAAAGCGAGCTAGAATATGCGTCAGACTTGGACGAATGACGTATAAAGAATTTGCTAGCTCTTGTGTCTTTGAGCCATGAGGTGCAAGAGCTGGATTTTTAAATAAGTTGGAGTTAGTGAAGATGAAGCTTGAAAATCTGAAAAAAGCAGAAGAAATCAGAGTGCAAATTGAAGAGTTGGAACGGTTTATTTCTTGGAAGCCTACACCATTTGAAAAAATGTTACTCATTAAAGAAAAAAGCAACAAAAACAAATTCAGACTAATGATTGAAAGCTATCTCTTCATGAGTGAACCTAGTAAAATTCTTGTTACGTCTGAAGTTTTGTCAGATGCAATCAAAAAAGCGTTGCAACAAACTATTGACGATTTAAAAGCGCGATTAGTTGAGTTAGGAGTTGAAGTAGAATGAAACGACCAAACAGATACCCTTACACAAGAAGCCAGTGGATTGAAGAAACCGCTGATTATTATACATACGAAGACGGTATTTATTTTACAAGTCATATTTTAAAAAATAGACTTACTAGAGAAATTAAGAATAAGGAGGTGGAGTGATGGAAAATTTAATGTTTTGGGGAATGTTTATTGCTTGTTTGTTGATTTCAGCTATGACATTCTACATTATGTATTCTCAGGCTATGGTCAATAGGGATTTGGAAAGAAAATACAAAGACTTAAACCAAGAAATTTCAAGAGTTTTTGGTTGGGATAATTATGACTGGGCAAATAATTTTAGGGATTATGCTCGAAAAGTTGAAGAACTTATCAAGTTTAAAAAAGAAATTGAACAACTTGAAATTATAAAAAAAGCATTAGAAGTCAAAAGTTTAGAAGAATTGCAGAAGAAGAAAGAACAGATTGAAAGTGTAATCAAAACACTAGAAAAATGATGAGGTGGAGTGATGGTGCAAACACTTGAACAAGCTACAAAAACTGAAAGCAAACGCATAAAAATCCCTGCGAAAATCAGACCGTTTGATGTGGGTTATCGAATAGTGAACGAATATGGTCAACCGCTTGCCTTAAAAAACGGTGCAAGTATATTTGCTTTACCCTCACTGGCTGAAAAAGCCATAAAAAAAGAGTTTGGGAAAAATGATCCAGACTTTGATATCGAAAAACATTTTGTCGAAGAGGTCGCTATTGTCAATTTAAGTAAATTTCATAGTTATTTTGAGGAGGAAAAGAAAGATTGAAAGAGCTAGTTTTAAGAGTGTTGATAGCGTGGAGCTTGATTGCTACATGTTTGCTCTTTATCCAGAGAGGCATGATAGAAAGCAGAAAAGACCTTATCGTTATTTACAAAGCTGATAATAAAGGCGCTGAGATAAAAGGTAAGGTAAGCAGCAAAAAGCGTATTGGTGAGCTATATACACTCACGATTGATGGCAATACTTATATAGTATCTGAGGAGAAATATAACAAGGCTCAGATAGGAGATGAGGTAGAAATATGATGAAAAAATTATTCGCTACAATTTTAATTAGTTTGTCTTTTGTTAGTCTTGTAGGATGTGGAAATAAGGATATTTTAGGAACAACCTTTACTTTCAAATATGCAAAAGTAAAATTAGTTGACGGGCAAATTGTCGAAGGTAAGGTAGCACAATGGGCGAAATATGAACGACAAGATAGCGTTCGAGTTACTTTTGAAAATGGAGAGGTGTATTACACTCACTCAAGCAATGTAACCTTGTATAACAAATAGAAAGGGGCTAACATGAACACACTAGAAAATGTAAAACAATGGTTTATAGACCGTGACCTTGAAAACGGTGGACGATTAGACAAGCAATCACTCAAGCTTAGTGAAGAATTTGGTGAGCTATGCGCTGGGTATCTCAAGCAGAATGAGAAAGTAACTAAGGACAGTATCGGTGATTGTGCAGTCGTTATTGTAGGACTAGCACTATTAATCAAAGAGGATGTCAATCAGATTTTTAAAGAGTCTGATAGTATCATCAAAAAAGATGTGATGGAATATTTCGTCTCTATCAATGCAAATATTAGTGAATTTCAACTCTCACAAGGATTTGCAAGTAAAGAGCTATGCAGACATAATCTAGTCCGCTGCATTGGTTATCTGAAGAATCTTGGATATGATTTTGATGAATGTTTTGAACTTGCTTACCAGGAAATTAAAGACCGCAAAGGTCGCTGGATTGATGGTTCATTCGTAAAAGATGAGGATTATTTCATTAGTGATAATGTAAATAAACCAAGCCATTATCAAGGCTCAAAAGGTCTTGAAAGCATTGAAGTGATTGATAACTTTATTGGCAACTTAATTGGTAAGGCTGCGTGGTGTTGGGGAAATGCAATCAAGTATCTACTACGCTTCCAAAAGAAGAATGGCATTGA